TTGCCCATACGACGGAATTTGTAGGTATCACCTACGACGTTGTTTCGGAGTGTGACAGCGTTCTTGAGCAAGCCAGCGTTCGCATAAGCGTGCTTCACCATGCTGTCAAATTCAGTTACCGCTACTGCGGAGAGATTAATTGACATGATTCAGTCTCCTCTATGTCAAATGTATAACAATGATTAAGAGGTTTTGGACTGAGTACCCGGCAGTCGGTCAGTCGTTCAACCTAAAACTACCGGGCCTTGTGAAAGGGGTATCCGATCTCGCTATGATACCACACAAATTACGTTAGCCAACAATGCGCTCGTATGGCTTATCACCGCCAAACTCTTTCATCATGCGCTGGATCTTGGCTTCGTGGTTAGGATCGACTGAGCGGAGCATCTGGCCGCTGTCATCCTTCTTGAACATCTCCGCTTCGATGTCCTGCCATGTAATCCCACCGGGCTGAATGTAGCCGTCAATCGGCAACTTAGCAGGCGCAGTGGACTTGATCAGCGCCTCGATCAGCTGGACGGACTCAGCACTGTTTACAGCGTAACGAAGTTCCTCGTATGTATCTGAATCGAGGTTGTTCTTCATGTACTGCTCGACAACCTTGATACGCTCAACAGCGTTATCGCCTAGCTTTGCCATCTCAGTCTCAATTGATACCTCTTCAATGGCTTGCTCTTGTGCTGTCAGTAGCTCCCACGCCTCATTCATAGCGGCCTGAGACATATTCTGTTTAGTGCCAAACTCAACCAGCTCGCCCCATAGCGCGTCGCTTGACTCAACGCCCTCATAAGGCTGGTATCCGTCCTTTGGTGCGCCAGTGAATCCGCCAAACTTCTTTTCTAGCTCGGTGTATGCCTTGGCTTGCTCTGCAATTGATTTGTATTTGTCGGCTTTGTACCACTCGGGTTGGTCGCCTACGCCCTTGATTCCCTCACTCAGAAAGAATTCGCCTTCACCTAATGTAGGTTCAGCGGCATCTACTAATGATTGCAGGGTGTCGTTACTTTCTACGGCCTGTTCTTCCATGATTATCTCCAAGGATAGTTAATGATCGCCCTCTTGGGGCTTATGGGTTGGTGTTGCAGTAGGATTAATTCCAACCTCCGCTTGCCATTGATCAGGGCTAGGTTGTTGACGTCGATCCAATCAACGTGTTGCCCGTCCTTATAGCACCGGAATGCACGGAATTTGTGGATATACTCGAACTTCTCAAAGCCATACCGCTCGTGTAGTGGGTCCAGCCAATCAAGCTCACAGTTAATGGTGTCGAGGTACTCAAGATTTGCACCAGCTACCTCGTATTTCGGTTTAGCTTTGCGCGTTCGCTTCTTCGGTTCTTCGCTCATTGTCTCTCCGCTTGCTGTATGTAGTGGATGATCATGCGAATAACACCCGCTTCGCCATTGTGATACGCCGCTTCATACGCGACGTTCTGGCTGGATAGGGATGTTGCATTGTCGAATAGAAAGCGACGCGTGAGATCCTCCAAGACCTTCTGCCCGTCTTCAGTATTGAAGCATCGGGCATAGGCTTTGGTTAGTTGGGTGATCTGTTCTTGTGCTTTGGCTTTCTGTTTCTTGGCGTCCGGGCTTGCACCCTCAATTGTTTCCCAAGTCATTCAGCTTCCATCGGTTGTTGTTGTTCTTGCATTTGTGCCTGTGCGCCAGCTTGGATGATCTGCTGTTTCTCGATCTCAGATCGCACCAATTCTGCTGGCATCCCTGTCTTCTGTGCCGCCCATGTACCGAAGTCTTCGGTCTTGTACGCCATCAACACCTGTTCAGGGCCAGAAGTGCCCAATACGAACTGTACGGCCTGCTGAACGGCTAATAAGTCCTCGCCATCCTGCGCCCGTGCTAGTGGAGAAGTGAACTTGATCTGTACATCACGCCCATCTAGCTCGATAGGGACGATTAATCCGCGTCTAGTTAGGATAGCGACGACACGCTTGAGTATTGGTACGAGTATCTCGGTCTGAAGTCGCCCAAAGGCCGACCCGATCCGTTTTGCAAGCTCTCGGGATTCAATAGCAACCTCAGTGGCGCTACGAACAGGACCAGCAGGATCACGCAGATCGTTGAACAGTGCCAACTTGATAGCGTTCTGAAGCTCCACGATTTCGAATTGCGCGAGAGCAAGGTTCGATCCTGTATCGAGACGTTGAATAGAAGGGTTGTTGGTGTTGTTTGATCCGACTGGAATCACGACACCCGGTGCAATGACCATATTGTACGGATTTGTCACACCGTCGTCAGTAGCTGTGTACATGCCAGCAAGGTCGATTGCGGCTTTCTGCAATACAAACTCTTTAGCCTTGTTCAGAGAGCGTACATCGGGCAGTGATTGCATAGCTGGACCACGACCACGTACCTCGCCAGCCACCTTAGTGTAGCGACCGGTAACCCATGGGCTTGATTGGCCGAAGTCTTGAGTCCATGAGAATTGGTTCTCTTCTGCTACCCATAGGCATCCGTAATACTTCTTGTCTTTAGGGTCAAAGATGACGCCTTCAGATACACGAACTTCACTGTTGGGGCTGTTCTCGATCATGTTGCGGATCTTCTGTGACGCCTCAAAGCCCTGCCACATACGCTCTAACAGCCGAGCCTTTACCTCAAATCGTCGCCAGTGCGTCTCAACGCCACCATACGGACCCTCTTCAAACGCAATGCCCTTCTGCGGGATCGTGTTGAAGCAAATAGGGTTGGTCTCATCGTCCGTTTCTTCGATCTTCATGGTGGCAGTGCCTACCAATAGATCAAGTGCGGCTTCATAAAACTGCGTATGGAAGTTGGAACGGTTGATATAGTCGAATACTAGCTCACATTGCTGGTCTAGGTTCGCCCGTATGTCCTCTTCAGACACATCGAACTGACCGGACTCAACCAATCGAATGATCTCATCGGTCGGCTGGAAGGTGGCCCAGCGCGACATGATCGGAGCAATGTTCTCTTGTAGCTTGCTTGCGCCCTGCTGGATAGCTGTCAACGCAGTCGAGTCAAAGATGCGGTCCATCTTCTTCTGGCCTGTGTTCTCAGTGTCGAACAGGTTCCGTTGAGGTAGGAAATATTCATACACATCCTGCAATTGGTCGTGCCACATTGCCTGAGTGCTGAACGCCTTTTGCTCTCGTTCCTTTATGTCTTGGATCGAGCCTAGATGCGGGGGCAAGCTCATAAGGTTACCTACTTAAGTTGGATATTCATGCCGCCATACGGACCCGTTGGAGTCCCGCCGGCACGACGTGGGCCAACTGATCCGCCGCCCATGCCTAACATTGTCCGAGCCGGGGCCGCACCAGCACGACCGCCAGCCGCTTCAGCACGACTGCGAGGGACACCGCCCAAGAGTGACTTGGTTCCTAGCTTACCGCGAGCCATAGCACGGAAGCGCTCCTCTTGCTCTCGGATCTCTTCATCCAATGCCGCCGCTTGACGACGCTCTACAGCGACTTGCTGTGCTGTTGGCTTAGGTGCTTTCGGTGATTTCATGTTTCAGATACCTATACAGTTGGTAGGGAGTCAATATAAATGGATTGTTTATCCCTAACACTTGTTTCGTATACCCAACGCAAGTGTTCAACATGAACAACCAACGCCGGGCGTCTCTAATTACAGCCTTGACGATGATACCATTTTCGATTACGTCGGTCACATCATCCGTTGTGTAGATTTCCACGCCGTTTGTCGTCTTCGCATATACGATCCACTTGCCATTCTCAGGCTTGACCACGTAGCAGTGCCGGATGGTCGGATGTAGGATCGGACTCCACCAATGTTTGCTGTCATCACAGAAGACGACATAGCAATCAGAAGACATTTATCTTCATCTGCGCGCGTCTTACGTTCCTGCTTTGCGTATGTAGGTTGGTTAGTGCTTGTCGGCCTTCACCTTCGCCCTGCAATGCGTACTCAAGCGCCTCGACCGGGTGACTGTATTCGTTCTTATCAGGCTCATCTGTGTACTTCTCACCCGATAGCTGTAACCGCCGGTAACAGAAGCCACCCTGCAACCCTTTGCGGATCATCTTCGCCTTCGGGCTGATTAAGAATCTAGGCTTTCCATCCATGCACAGCTCTTTCATGGGCATTTCTAGCGCCGCACGTCGCAATGATGGATCGTTAGACAGCGTGGGAGTGCAAGGTATCCCAGCCGCTCGCATGATCTTAAATGGTGTATCCGCATTGGCTTGGTTCTTATTGTCGCCAGAGGGATCACCCCAGCCACGAAACCTAAACTTCGGGTAGTTAGCATCTATGTATCGTTTCAGGCTTGGTGCAAAGTCCACCGCCCCCGAGTCAGTCATGCAGAATTCATCGAAACAAACCCACCGACCCAACGCATCACGCTGTAGGAAAGCACAAGCGGGAGTGCGACCGAAATCGAAACCAAGTACAACAGGGGCATCAGGACTAGGAGAATACATATCGCCGAGACAGTGTACAGAATCAGTGTAAAGAGGATGCACCGGCTTACCACTCGAGACGAAGCCATATTCGTTAGCCAAGTTGACCTTGATCCAGTCGTCGGTCTTGCCTTGTAGTCCGCGCCGGTAGTAATCCTCGGGTAAGTTGTGGAGGTTCTCGGCGATTTCGTTGAGATACCAACCATCTCCCTCCCGATAGACTCCACCGGGCTGGCGATGAAACTTCCAACCTTCCGGCCTTTCCTCTTCAGCCAATCGGTAATACCAGTGATCTTCGTCCGGAGCATTGGAGTCTCCTATCATTCCGTAGTGAGTCGGCTTGATTCCTTCCTTCATCGACGGGTAACGACCGCAACGCAGATCAAGCATGTCCACAACGCTCTTAGAATGCTCCTTGGCCTCGTTTAGCCACACCCATGTAGTCTGGATACCCCTAGCCTTCTTAACGTGATCAGGGCGATCAAAGGCTATGAAGATGACCTCGCTCCTGACTGTCGTGCCATCCTCTAACTTGAACTGGATCTTATGCGTTGGTGGTTCCTTGTTGCCCTGCTTGAACTCACCCAGCTCGCCATGCACCTCGATCCAATCCTTGATCGTGGTCGAGAATAGTTCGCTGTAGGTATTACGTGCGGCAATGATCCGACTGAGCCGAACACCGTAGTTGGGATGCGTCTCCCGCTTTACTGGTGCTTGCTCGCACATTAGCTCTAGGAGCTTGAGGATAACTTGCACTGTCTTGCCGGAGCCTAGCGGCCCCATGATGAAAGAGTTACGCGCCCGACAATCGGCGAACTCTTCGAGAACTTTACCGGGTGGCTTGGTTATATATTCAATCTTCGCCATCGAATCGCTTACGCTGTACGGCTATGACTAAATCACCACCGTCTGGGCCAGTTAGCTCGGTCGATTTGAGATCAGGAAGCACCTTTGCGGCCAGCTTTAGGTTAAGTTCTGCCGCTGTTCTCATACGCTGGATGTCCAGAGCGTCATATTCAACGTCCGGCTCCATCAATTTCTCAGAGATATCAATGACTTTCTCAATTAGCTTCTGGCTAGAAAGGAAGTCTCTCAACCCCTCTTGTCGCATCTGTCTATTGAGCTGTGTCTTTGTCTTTGCCACCGAAGATCCTATCCCAGTTATCAGAGTAAGCCTGTCTACTACTCTTGGTGAACTTACGTGGTAACGATCCTTTCCCGCCGTTCAGTTCGGGGAAGTGTCTATCCCGC